GATGCTGGTGACGTTGCCGTAGGAGTCGGAGTCCCAAGCGAGGAACCGGCAGTAGGCAGGGACCAAGGTGTCCACGAAGATTGTCAGATCAGCCTTCCAGGTGTCACCGTTGCTGGTCCCCCAGTAGGCGTACTGGCCGGAGATCCTTGTCGAATAGGCGGCACCCCCGTCGTCTATCACCGGGCCGAAGGTCACGGACTGCTGATCGTTGGTGTTGATGACACCGAAGCGGACACCAGAAGAAGTACCAACCACCATCAGTTCCCCGAAGGTGTCTATCGAGAACGGCCCGGAGAATGTTTCACCGACCGGTAGGACACCGGCTGGCACCGGGTGGGCGAGCGAACCGTCGGTCGCTGACACGCCTATCGCGTACAGGATGCCTTGCCCGTTGTCGTTGTAAGCAGCGTAAAGGGCTTGCGGGCCGCCTTTGATAGCCACACAGGTTCCAGCCAGGGTCTTGTCGAAGGTCAAAACCGTGCCAGACGAGTTGAGTTCCACGATGCGGGCACCGTCAGAAGACAACAGTCGGCCGTTGGCGTACTCGATGACATCGCCGGCGAACGATCCGATGGTTGAAGCGGTCGTCGTGTTGGACACGGTGGCCTTCTTCACGGCTGACCCAATCGTGGCGTACACGCTGGTCCCATCGGAAGTCCAGTCGGTGATCGTGCCACCCATCGGGGTGACAACAAAAACCGGGGCTGCTGTGCCGTTCGGGTTCGTGTGATATTTCAGGTCCGACCCGTCCGAGTAGTAGAAGACATCGGCGTTGACGAGCCGGGCGTACAGGTTCGAGTTCGACCCGGATACTTTGGCTTCCAACGCCTTGCACATCGTCAACCGGCCCTTGGTGAAGATGTCGATGTTCTTCGAGGTGTAGAACCTGCGGCGGTCAGAGTCAGCCAGGTCGTAATGTTCCTGGCCAGCACCGTGCGACCAGTCGGTTTGTGAGCGTGTCCACTGGCCGACGTTGGACAGCGTGTTCTCACCAACGTCTTCGCTGGTGTCCCGCTGCTCCTTCTGCGCCGGGGTGGTGCGACGGCGATACGAGTTGTAGTCAACTAGGTATCCACGGCCGTCAATCGAAATGTCGTACTGCGGTGTAACCGCCATCGGCTACTCCCCGCTACGAAGCCACTGGGTCGGGTAAAGCTGCGAAAGCCGGGCCTTCTCCGCTTCGATCCTCTCCTGGCGTCGGAACCGCAGGTCGCGTATAGACGCTGAGATGGCCCCCGATGGGACTTCTTCGGAGCGTCTGACCGGTGCTTGCGTGGTGATCGACTCGCGGGCTATCGGCTTGAACGTCATCAGCACCATCGCCGCCCCGATGGGGGGCAGGTCGTATGCCTGCGTGTGCAGGCCCGTGTCGGTCAACGCTGTGGTGGTCAAGGGCAGGGTGGCGAACGGTGCCTTGTATTCGACCCGCACCGTCTGACCGGAAGTGGGTTCATCAGCTAGCACCAGGGCTACCCCGGATGCGAATGTTGAAGTGTCCCGGTTGCGGCGCAGCGACCAGCGGCGAACCTCAGGTTCAGACTTGTCCGAAGATTCGTCGGTGAACGTCACCCGGTGTACCGCTAGGACATCTGAGGCGAGGTTGTAGCCCTGTGTGGCTGCCGAATAGGTGAACGTGGCGGTCTTCACCTGATACAAGCCTTTGGCTGACAGGTCGTTCAGGTCGTCGTTGAGGGCGTCGAGGATCATGTGCGCCGGGTACTGCGGGTTGGATCGGATAATCGAATCGTCAGCGTGGCTGGAAGCAGCAGTAGACGACGCGTAGCCGCGCATCACCGTCACGTTCTGCCCGCTGACAGAAGTCACATACATCAGTTCGGTGCCGATCTCGATGATCGACCCAGCGGTTATCGGCCCGGTTGAGAACTCGACAGTGAACGTCGCCGTGTCGGCAGCAGAAATGGCACCATCCAACCTGTTCAACGATTCCACGGTGCCCGACAACAACAGATCCCGGGTCCGGTCAATCCATGTTTGTGCCGTCATCCGTCAACCTTCGCCTCTGCAAGCAACTTCTCTGTGGCCTTCCGCGACTTCTTGTTCTTCACGACATGACCAGCTTCTACTTCCATCCTAGTCTCAGCGGTCTTCTCCAAATCCGCTGAGTCACGGATACCTGTGGGTTGAAGCCCATCATCCCGCAGCCTCTTGTACGCGTCCCTGTCTTTCTCCAACTTGTTCCAGGCTTTCTTCTCGCCGGCAGCGCCGCTGCGGGTGACCATCGCAGACGGGGCGACCATCAAAGACCGGGCCTTCTCAGCGAACGCAGCGCGTTCCTCCGGGGTGGCGTCCCACACGAACCGGCCATCGACATAACGGAGTTCGCTCACTATTTGACCTCTACATCCACGGTGTTGCCAGCGGCTACCAGCAGCGCCGCTTCGGTTTCAGACAGGTCGTCGGGATAGTTGTGCCCGCCGTACAAGGTGCGGGTGATGGTCGCTATGTCCGCTTCGGTCATCGGTTGGGTGGTGGTAACCGTGGTGTCCGACAGAATCCAGACGTTGCCGCCTTTGGCCCGTGGAGCGTAGAAGCGGGCCAGCCGGTTCTTCGCAGCGTGAGGCTGGTAGTCCGTTTCGCCTTTCGCCAGGTTGGGAAGCGTGTCGGTTGTCGGGGATGTGAACAGTTCTGTTATGTCTGTGAACGATGAGAGGGCGCTGATCGCTGCGACGACAGACGGGGTGGTTGTGGCCCCCCCCGTGGTTGTCGGTGCAGGCACCGCACCGGTTCCGGCAACCGTGCTGGGTGAAGCAGTAGCCCCACCGGTAGCGACACCACCGGGCACAGCCCCAATGCCAGCAACCGTGCCGGGTGTCAGGACAGCACCCGTTGAGAAGGCCGGTGCGGGTACGGCACCGGTTCCGGCAACCGTGGCAGCGGTAACCGTAGCCCCGCCGCTGACCGTGGCCCCGGGCACCGCACCGACGCCGGCAACCGCCGACGGGGAAAGAACAACCCCGGTGGAAAGCGACGGTGCCGGGACTGCTGCCGTGGCAGCGACCACACCAGCGTTGACATTGAAAATGCTCAGAACGGTGACCGACGGGACAGCGCCGATAGCAGCAACCGTGGACGGGGTGACCGTTACATCAAACGCCCCCCGGTAGGTGACCCCGGACGCCTGGTAGTCGATGCCCGACTGGCGGTAATCGTGGGCCATGTCAGCCCCTAAACATCTTGTTGTAGGTGACCGGGCCGACCACGCCGTCAGGTTTCAACCCGTTCTCACCTTGCCAGCGGCACACATGATGTCTCGTCAGCCAGTCGTAGGAGCCTGTCAGGGGCACGCCAACGGCTGCCTGCACCCATTTGACCAGAGGTGCCTTGGAACGCGGCCAGCGGAGCCTCAGCGTCCTTGTGAAAGCAGGTGGGATCAGCTTCGGTATCTTCCCGGCTTCTACAAGTGGGTGCATCTCATCCAACTTGGCGTAAGCCGACTGGCCCGGACAATCCTTGTTCGCTACATCCCGGTGGCCTCGCAGTTTGAAATCAGAAACAATGAACCCTTGTTCGACCCCGTGTTCGATGAGGTCTTTGATTGCTTTGACCGCTGCCGCAGAAATCTCTTGCCGGGTAGTGTCCCCGATCACACAGATCGCATACGACCGGTGGTTCCAATGCTTTGTCGCACCGGGACGGTTGAACCATCCACGCCCCTCGTAGACCCGGCCTGATTCGACCCCAACGAGAAAAGAATAAGCGAGGTCAGCCCAGCCTTTTCCGAAATGGTATCTCTGGTAGGCCCTGACGATCCGGGCCTCACCCTCCTGGGAATGGTCTTCTAAGAGGGTTGCCCCGTGGTGAATGAACACATGGTCAACTGGACGCTTCTGTCTGGTTGTCCAACGAGGTGCCTTCGCATCCCAATCGGTACGGGAGATAGGCCACACGACTAGCCTCTCTGTTCCGCATGCCACTCCAAGTGACGGTGCTGCCACTCACGCACAGAACGAATATCTTTGCTGATTTCGGATATGTCAGTGCCGATGGCGTCGAGTCGAACCTGGTTCGCTGCGTGCTGCGCCGTGTTCTCACGGCGATACTTGGATGCGACTACCGCGAAGACGCCGCTTATGAGAGCGGCAGCTACCAGTCCTGCGAAGCCGATCCATTCCATTTATTCGGCCGCTTCTTCAAGCGCCGCCAAGCGGGCATCCTCGATCACCTGGTCGGGCGGGTTGAACGGCCACACAACCTCAGACACACGACTGTACACCGACGGCAGATCCCTGAGAGCCTGACGGTATGTAGCCCATTCCTCAGCGGTGTGGTCACCCAAAGCAGCGTCCCCGACCTGTGTCCAGTCCGTGGAGCGCAACAGGCCGTCACGCTGGGAGCGGACCATGCTCATGTCCAGATCAGCGGCTTCAGCCTGTGCGGCCGACTCGTCCAGTTCTGACTGCGTGAGTTCTATGTATTGGCCGTTTACGACCTTGTATCTTGGTTCTGGCATGATTGCGCCTCCTAAGCGCCTGTGATTCCGTATAAAGTAACGGTCGAATACTGCATCAGATCGTCGCCAGTCTCTTTGATGCCTACAGCGTCCACGGCAGACGTTGACTGCCACAGCCCAGCAGCGACCCTCAGGAACCATTCGCCGTCAACCGCCGAGGCGTTCTCAGCGGTGCTGGTACAGATCGCCTGCTTGTAGTCGGACGAGGTGTAGTGCGGAATCCAGATTTTGACCGTGCCGAACGAGTTTGCGGTTGCCGAGTCGGCGCTGACGTAGATGTAGTCGATGGAGTCCTGACTCGTTAGCCGAGCAGAGGTGGGCGTGGCCGAGTTTGTATGCAGCACCGTCTGGGAGTAGTTGGTGCCCGTGTCCAGACTGCCGTTACCCATCTGTAGGTCAACCTTGTCGTAGTCGGCAGACTTCGATGAGCGGATCGACGCAACAATCAGCAGATGGTCATAGGACGACGGGATAGAGGTCTTGCTCCACGAAGCGGCGGTCCCAGTGCCAGATGGTGCCCATGTCGAAGCGCCAAGTTCTTGGTGGTCGATAACCGTGAAAGCAGCCATCAGGAGGACTTCAATCCGTAGAGGGTGAACTCAGAACCACGGGCGAAGTCATCATAAGTCGTCAAAGCGATTTGGGTCACATCATCGGTAGAATCCCACATGCTTGAAAACAAACCGACAATGTTGTACCCCAAGCCACTACCGAAATGACTCATCACCGTCGTATTCTTATTCCCATCCTCCGCATAGTCCAGAATGTCAACAACAAGACCGCTGTAAGCCGCCGCATCGTCCAGAGCAGTATTGACGACACCCGGCTTGATGTACGAATCGGCTGCGGTGCCCCCACCC